ATCGAGGAAGCCCGGCTGTCGCTGTTTTCGAAAAGCAACTATAACCGGGCAAAGGAATTGCTCGTCCGTGCGTTGCTGCGTTCGGGCTTCACGGTAACGGCCAGAACATATATCGGGCGCGAGGACGATACGGGATACCATCACTACGCCATCGACGTGGCGAAAGAATACGAACGGGAGGAAGAGTAATGGCGACGATCGGGCTGGACAAGCTGTATTACGCAAAAATCACGGAGGACGCCGGCGGCGACGAAACCTACGGTACACCGATTCAGTTGGCAAAAGCGATGAAGGCGGACCTTACGATCGATCTTAATGAAGCGACCCTGTACGCCGACGACGGAGCCGCCGAGGTGGTCAAGGAATTCAGGGAAGGAAAACTGTCGCTCGGGATCGACAACATCGGCGCGGCGGTTGCGGGTGATCTGACCGGCGCACAGATCGACGATAACATGGTGCTCGTTTCCCAGAGCGAGAACGGCTCTTCTCCGGTAGCAATAGGGTTCCGGGCCAAGAAGAGCAACGGGAAATACCGATACTTCTGGCTGTATCGCGTGATCTTCGGCATCCCCTCGACGAACCTTTCGACGAAGGGCGATACGATTACGTTTTCGACGCCGACGATCGAAGGGACGATCATCCGGCGCAACAAGCTGGACGGGCAGGGCAAACATCCGTGGAAGACGGAGGTCAATGAGGACGATACGAGCGTACCGGCGGCGACGATCTCGGGCTGGTACACGCAGGTTTACGAGCCGACGTTCGCAGCGGAGGGTTAACACATGGAAAACGATAGGGGCGCTATGATCCGGATCGGTAATCGGGAGTATGAGATGCTCCTGACCACCCGCGCGACGAAAGAGATTGCGAAGCGCTACGGCGGGCTGGAGCATTTGGGCGACAAGCTCATGAAAGCGGAGAACTTCGAGCTGGCGCTGGACGAGGTGGTGTGGCTGATTACGCTGCTGGCAAATCAGAGCACGCTCGTGCACAATCTGTTCGAACCGGACGATAAGCATGAGCTTTTGACGGAAGAAGCGGTCGAACTGCTGACCACGCCGCTGGAGCTTTCGAGCTACAAGGCCGCGATCATGGAAGCGATGGTCAGGGGGACGAAACGCGATGTCGAGAGCGAGGAGGAACCCTCAAAAAACGTGCCGGTCGGGCAAGCGACGAAGAGTTGTTTGCCCGACTGATCTTCTATGGAGTGACCTTGCTGGGACGGCCGGAGCGCGAAGTTTGGCTCATGCCGCTTGGCGCTCTTCTCGACCAGTGGGAGATTTACAAGCAGTCTAATGGATTCGCGAAGACGAAGGCGGAATACGGAATAAACGATATTATTCCATTTGGCATATAAAACGCTGCGATTGTTCGTCAATTATTGTGGCTGAATATTTTAACATAATGTATAATTGGTATATATTTGCTGAGGTGAAGTTATGCCAACATTTGATTCGCCACTTACCGATGATGAGGCAAAAAAACTTATTGAAATGCTTAAGCAATCTTCAAAAGCAGCTATTGCATTCCCTTCAAGTGGAAAGAAGAAGGAATTTGAGGTTGTTGGAGATTCAAAGCGCGATGTGTTTATCGTTAATATCTTCCGAGGCTCAATCGAAGTAAGAAAATGCAACATCGGTGGGCGCACAAAGACTGGAATAATGTTGCTAGAATTGCATCTCACACCGACAGGCGTTCATTCAAATCCAGATGGGGAGAAGATCATTGGTCCGCATCTTCACATATACACGCAAGAGTATGGTCGCGCATTTGCTGTACCCTTTGATCCCGAAGATAAAGATATTGTTGAGAATTGTATTGTATTTATGGATAAATTCCATATTATTAAGAAGCCGGAGATTTTACATCAAGCACCTTTGGCGTGAGGAATTGCATGGAAATCGATATCGAAAAGTTAATAAATGCGTATGTCGATTGGCTTAAAGGCGAGATTTCTATCGCGAAGTGCGGAGAGCATTTCGAGATTACTTCGCCTTACCTAGATCGCAATAATGATTATTTGCAGATTTATGTTACGCAAGCAGATAATGGGGCCATTTACCTTACCGACGATGGTTATATTTTGTCATCACTCGCGTCAGAGGGAATGCTTATAACCGGATCAAGAAAAGCATTGCTAAATAGCATTTTGAGGAAATATGGAGTTATTCTTTCTGATAATGCTTTGACGATAAAAGCATCAATAAGGGATTTTCCACAGAAAAAGCATTTGCTACTGCAAGCAATGCTTACAGTAGACGATATGTTTATGGCAAGCCAAAATCGTGTGGCGTCGTTCTTTCTTGAAGATATACAGGAGTTCTTTACGCAAAATGATATTTTTTACACTGATAATGTTCAGTTTACAGGAACCTCGGGATTCATTCATACGTATGATTATGTTTTGCAACGTTCTAAAACGAAACCCGAGCGTTTGTGTAGAGCATTAAACAGTCCAACCAAAACGAATGTTACAAACATACTTTTTGGATGGGAAGATACACGGACAACGCGTCATGATGATAGCAAATTAATTGTATTTGTAAATGACGAGAATAAAATAAGTTCAGGCGTTATTGAAAGCCTTGAGAACTATGATGCTGCAACAATACTTTGGTCTGAACGCAATCAACCAGGAGTAATAGACCAATTGTCTGCGTAGCACGCATAGTATTATATTGAAACGACCTTCGGGTCGTTTTTTTATGCCCATTTTTCCTGCAGGGAGGTGATATGATGCCGTCCGACTTCGGACTTAAGATCGGGGTTGAGGGGGAGAAAGAGTTCAAGAAGGCACTCTCCGAGATCAACCGGTCGTTCAAGGTGCTTGGGAGCGAGATGAACCTCGTCACCTCCCAGTTTGAGAAGCAGGACAAATCGGTCGGCGCGCTGACCGCCCGAAACCAAGTCCTGCGAAAAGAGATCGACACACAAAAGGACAAGATCGAAACCCTCGAAGCCGCGTTGCAGAATGCGGCTTCTTCTTTTGGGGAAAACGACAAACGCACGCAGGCGTGGCAGGTGCAGCTAAACAATGCCAAAGCCGCGCTCAACGGCATGGAACAGGAACTCGGTTCGAACGAAACCGCACTGGAAAGCGCTGCCAACGGCCTCGATTCCGCGGGCGAACAGGCGGACGAATTCGGCGACGAAATCAAACAATCGGCCGATCAGGCGGACGATGCGGGTGGCCGCTTCGATAAGCTCGGTTCGGTCGTCAAGGGCGTGGGCGTCGCGCTGGGAGCCGCCGTCGCGGCGATCGGCACGGCGGCGGTAGCGGCGGGCAAAGCGCTGGTCGATATGACCGTTAGCACCGCGGCATACGCCGACGAAATGCTCACGGAGAGCACCGTCACGGGCATGAGCGTGGAGAAATTGCAGGCGTATTCCTACGCCGCCGATCTGGTGGACGTGTCGCTGGATACCCTGACCGGCTCCATGGCGCGAAACGTAAAATCCATGTCCGACGCCGCCGACGGAAGCGCGGAATACGCCGACGCCTATCAACAGCTCGGCGTGTCGGTGACCAACACGGACGGCACGCTGCGGGACAGCGAGGACGTCTATTGGGAAGTCGTCGACGCACTCGGGAACGTGTCGAACGAAACGGAGCGCGACGCGCTGGCTATGCAGCTCTTCGGAAAGAGCGCGCAGGACCTCAACCCGCTGATCGCGCAGGGCAGCGAGGGGATCGCGGCGCTGACGGACGAGGCAAAGCAGATGGGCGCGGTGCTCAGCGAAGACACGATCGAGAAGTTTGGCGTGTTCGACGATTCCGTCCAACGGCTTAAACAGGGTTCGGAAGCCGCGCAGCGGGTCATGGGCACGATCCTGCTGCCACAATTGCAGACGCTCGCGGACGACGGGGTTTCTTTGCTCGGCGATTTCACCTCCGGGTTGGCCGAGGCGGGCGGCGACTTCGATAAGATCACCGAAGTAATCGGCGAAACGGTCGGCGGCGCGGTGGATGCGCTCATGGAGAGCTTGCCGCAGTTCATTCAGGTGGGGCTGGGCATCGTAACGGCGATTGGCGGTGCGGTGACGGAAAATCTGCCCACGTTGGTTTCCGCCGCGTCGGATATCGTTATAACGCTCCTGCAGGGCGTAATTGCTGCGCTTCCGCAGTTTACGGACGGCGCGGTGCAGCTGATCACGACGCTCGCGCAGGGCATTGTCGACAACCTGCCCGCGCTGGTCGAAGCGGCGATCCAAATGATCGCGTCGCTCGTCGAAGGCATCGGCGAAGCGCTGCCGACGCTGATCCCCGCGATCATCGAAGCGGTACTGCTGATCTGTGAAACCCTGCTCGACAATATGGATCAGGTGATTGACGCGGCGTTTTCGATTGTGAAGGGGCTGGCGGAGGGGATCGTCAATGCGCTGCCGAAGCTGATCGAAGCGCTGCCGAAACTCATAACCGGGATCGTGAATTTCATCACGGAGAATCTGCCCGAGCTTGTGACCATGGGTATCGAGCTGACCGTCCAGCTCGCGATTGGGCTGGTCAAGGCGATCCCGCAGCTCGTCGCCGTGCTGCCGCAGATCATTGCCGCGCTGGTGAAAGGGCTGGCGCAGGCGGTGTCCTCCGTCAAAGACATCGGCACAAACATCGTCAGCGGCCTGTGGGAAGGAATCCAGAGCATGGCCGCGTGGCTGACGAAGAAGGTGAAGAACTTCTTTTCCGGTATCGTGAAAAGCGCAAAGAAGGTGCTTGGCATTTCGTCCCCGTCCAAGGTTTTCGCCGGGATCGGCGAAAACATGGGCCAGGGCGTGGGGACCGGGTTCACCGACGCCATGGAGGACGTGAACAAACAGATCCAGGATGCGATCCCGACCAGCGTGGACGTCGGCGCGATCGACGTACTCACGAATCTGCCGGACAGCGTAAGCTTCGGCGGGACCGGCGACGTCCTTTCACAAAAGCTGGATACGCTGATTACCGAAGTGCGGCGGTATCTGCCGCAGCTCGCGGGCATGCAGCTGGTCGCGGATACCGGTGCGACGATCGGCTGGCTCGCGCCCGCCATGGACGACGCGCTCGGTGCGATTCGCAAACGAAAGGAGCGCTTGACGTGAGCGATATCCGATTCGGGACCAAGTGGGCGCACGCGGACTATGGCCTGATCGTCGCGCCGTATGCCATCCCCATGCCGGAGCCGCAGACGAACTTTGTGGACATTCCCGGCCGGGATGGCGCGCTCGATTTATCGGAAGCGTTCGGCACGGTGCGCTACACCGACCGCGTCATCCCGCTGACACTGTATACGCTAGCGCCGTTCGACACAGCCGTATCCGCGTTCGCGGCGGACGTACACGGGCAGCGCATGCACG